ACTGAGCTGCTCAGCCTGGCGAACGCCACCATCACCGACATGAAAGTAAGGCAACGTGATGTTGCTGCACTGGATGCTAAATACACCGGAGAACTGGCTGATGCCAAAGCCACTATCGATCAGCTTGAGCGTGATGTTGCTTCTGGCAAGCGTCGGATGCAGCTCAACGCAAAATGTCCCACGAGCGGAGCGTCCGGAACCGGCAGCGTGGGCGATGCTTCCGGCCCCCGACTTACTGACGCCGCTGAACGGGATTATTTCACTCTCAGAGAGCGAATCGTCACAGTGACGAAACAGGTTGACTATCTGCAGGACTATGTCAAAGAGCAGTGCTTAAAATAAGCAATAGTGAAAAAAATTTCAGCTGTTCATATCTATTTATAACTATTCAATGCAGCGAATATCTATTCATTGCGTGACTATATCTAACTGGATTTCAATGATTTAATCGAGCCTTGCTTACTGCAGGGCTTTTTTGTTTTGGAGTTCACCGCGCATCTCACGCGCACATCAACGAGAGCCTTTCAGTAAGCGAGCCTGAGAAATGCCGTTATAGGTGGCGACCTCTCTCGGGCGGCTTTTCTGTGAGACAGGCTCACTTTCTAAAAGGTAAAACGCTATGACAAATCAAACTGTCAATGTTTACGGTGTATCCGTCCGGGTAGACTCAGCCGGTAGATACAACCTTAACGATCTGCATGCAGCAGCCGTTGCTAATGGTGAAGCTACAGAGTCGCAAAGGCCTAACAAATTTATTCGAAATGCATCTGTAAAGCGTTTTGTTTCCGCGCTTGACGCCAGAGGACAAAAATGTCGTCTGGAAGGAAATCAAGCACTTAATATCGTCAATGGTGGTGTTGGTCAAGGCGTTTGGGCTAATGAATTGCTGGCGATTCGATATGCCGCATGGATAAAACCAGAGTTTGAAATCCGCGTTTATGAAACCTTCCGAGAGGCTGTGCTTAACGGGCTTAGCAATATGAGCCGACTAAACCGCCTCGACATGCTGATCGCCAATGAGACCAAAGAAGTTAGCGACTGCGCCAGGGCAATGAATAGGTGGGGAGTTGGCGGCCGCAAGAAACTTCTCAACTGCGCGCGCGAGAGGATCGTAAGCCAGATGGGTAATGATCCTGACATTAGGTCTGGATTTCTGATTGTGCGAAACGGGAATGATATCCACGGAGTCCCAATGGAACGTATTCATGCCTTCAGCATCATTGCAGTGAAAGACGAATAGACATTACAGAAGCTCCTTGCTAGGGGCTTCGATAATGACAACCACAAGGAATCGACATGGCGACCAAAAACAAAACGGGCCGCCCTTCTGACTATTTACCAGAGGTGGCAGCCGATATATGCGCGAAGCTAGCCGAAGGTGAAAGCCTCCGCACTGTATGCTCCCGCCCAGGCATGCCTGGCAAGGCAACAGTATTTCGTTGGCTAAAAGAACATGAAGAGTTTCGAGACCAATACGCAAAGGCCACTGACACGAGAGCAGACTCCATTTTCGAGGAAATGCTGGAGCTTGCAGATGACGTAAAAGAGGACGGCGCGGCGGTTGCTAAGGCTCGACTTCAGATAGACACCCGAAAGTGGGTGCTTTCTCGCATGGCACCGAAAAAATATGGAGACAAAGTCGTGAATGAGCTTGTTGGCAAGGATGGTGGACCAATCCAGCAATCACACTCCGTAGCCGTAGACGAAAAGGCGCTTAACAGCATACTGAGCAAACTATGAGCCAAATACTCGAATGGGAAGATTTGAGCGAAGCAGAACGCCAAGCAATCAAAGTCCTGTCCGAGCGCTCATTTCTGGCATTTAACCGCATATTCTTTCAGTTATTGCAGGGTGAGAAGTGGTCAGTTAACTGGCATCACCGATACATTGCGCAGGTGATTGAGGATATCGTCGCTGGTAAACGCCGCAATGTTGTCTTCAACGTACCTCCAGGCAGCGGCAAAACAGAGATGTTAAGCATCCATGCGCCAGTATGGACAATGCTGAACTGCCAGAAGGTAAGAAACCTCAATATATCCTTCAGCGATACCCTTACAAAGCGCAACAGTCGCAGAAGTCGAGAAATAATCACCTCCACTGAGTTTCAGGCGCTATGGCCTCACTCACTGGGCGTTAATCAGGCTGACGAATGGCAACTACTGAATGATGATGGGAAGGTGAAAGCCGAAGTTGTAAGCCGAGCAGCAAGCGGTCAGATTACCGGATCGCGTGGCGGTTATCAGATGCCAGGATTTTCAGGTTGGATAAACCTTGATGACTTCGACAAGCCTCTCGACGTGTTCTCAGAGGTTAAAAGAAAGAAAGCGCAGCAGACATTAACCAACACTATTCGCTCTCGCCGTGCTAATAAGTCAAAAGACAACCCAACACCAATCGTTGCTATTCAGCAGCGTCTGCACACAGACGACAGCAGCGCCTTCATGCTCTCCGGTGCTATGGGTATAGACTTCGAGCACGTCATCATCCCCGCGCTCATTGATGAAGCCTATATCGAGTCTTTGCCTGAATGGCTTAAGGATCATTGCTGGAATGACGTCAAAGACAGCGAGAAGATGCGTGGTTACTGGTCATACTGGCCTGCCAACGAATATGTAGGAGATCTCTGTCGGCAGTGGGACACGGATGAATACACATTTATGTCTCAGGGGGTGCAAAAGCCTATCAAACTTGGCGGCAATGTATTTGATGGTTCATGGTGGCAGACATACGGACCTGACGCAGATAAACCGGAACCCGATCGCTATGAATACAGGTTCACTACCGCGGATACAGCACAAAAGACAGCGAACCATAACGACTGGTCAGTTCTGTGCGAGTGGGGGGTATACAAGGACGACCTGTATCTCATTCACATGGAGCGAGGTAAGTGGAAAGCGCCAGAGTTGGAAACGAACTTCAAAGCATTTATCTCTCAGGCATGGCGTAAGAATCGTGAATCAGGAACGCTCAGAAAAATCTACGTTGAAGATAAGTCCAGCGGCACAGCTCTGATTCAGAATCTTGAGAAAAAACTCCCAATTAAGATAACCGCGCTTCAGAGAAATAAAGACAAGGTAACTCGCGCTATGGACGTCCTGCCGGTGATCAAGGCGCAGCGCGTATATCTACCTGCTGAGGCGTCATTCTCCTCAGAGTTTATCGCTGAGCACAGTGCTTTTACCTACGACGACACTCACGACCACGACGACATCGTGGATAACCTTATCGACGCCGTGACTGAGGAATTACTCCTTGGCAGTGATGCCCTAAGCAGACTCAAGGCGCTTGCAAGCTGAGAACTCACATGGCCAGACGCAACAACAGGCAGCAAAAGAAAATAGACAAGCGCATGAACATGGACAGCTATCAAAACGTGTTCATGAATATCGGTACAGGTGGCGACAGGTCAGCCTACAGCCGTATCCGTACAGCGCACCTTCTCACCAAGGCAACCCTCGACAGCATCTATCTCGGCGACGGCTTAGGTCGTCGCATTATTGACGTAGTGGCCGACGAAATGTTTCGCGCCGGCTTCACAGTAGATGGGGCAAACAATGAGCCTGAGATTATGTCTCGCTGGGATGAGCTCAACCTCACTCAGCAGTTTACAGATGCAGTAGCTTGGGCTCGTCTGTATGGCGGAGCTCTGATGCTGTTTGGCGTTAATGATGGTGGAGACCTTCAATCACCGATTGGCGAGGGAGAGCTTGAGTTTGTCCGCGTGTACGACCGTTATCAGGTGCAACCTTCTCTGCGAGACACCAACCCTGAAAGCGCCACATACGGCGAAATAACCCTGTACCAGATTAACCCCATCTCAGGAACGCCTTATTACGTTCATGCCAGCAGATGTCACGTGTTCGATGGTGAGCGACTACCAAACCAAATTCGCCATCAGAATCGGGGGTGGGGAGCTTCATGCTTGCAGGGCGTCTATCAGGCTCTCACTGACTACGGCATGAGCCATGCTCACGCTACAAGCCTACTTGAACGCAAGCAGCAGGGCGTTTGGTCTGCTGCCGACCTGGCTGAACTGTGTAAAGACGGCGAAGGTCGTGATGCAGTTCAGGCTCGTCTCAACATGGTCGATATGACGCGCAGTAACGGCAATACCATCGGCGTAGATGCGAACACAGAGAAGTACGAATTGCTTAATGGCTCTCTTGAGGGCGTGGTCGATGTGCAGGACCGCAAGCAGTTGCGCATATCAGCACTGACCGGCATTGATGAGCAGATCCTCTTCACCAAAACGCCGTCAGGTCAGGGAGCGGATAAAACCACTGTTCCTGAGTCATGGAAGCAGTTGATTGGCCGTAAGCAGAAAGACGAGGCAAGGCCGGCAATAGAAAAAGCTGTTAACTTTCTCACTACCGATAAAACGTGGACGATTAAGTTCAACCCGCTTTCTGTACCAACCGAGAAAGAGCAGGCAGAAACGGCTAACCAGTGGTCTCAGGCTGATGAGCGTTATTCTCAGCTTGGATGGGTAAGCAACGATGAAGGTGTTGCCACACTGAAAAAACGTGGAGGCTACGTTTATCCAGAGGTGAGCGATGGCTAGGGTATGGCTTCACCCGTATGGCGTTGAGCGCGATTATAGCAACGCTCTTATAAAGGCTACCAGACAGTTCAACAGGGAAATCAATTCAGCATACGGCGATATCCGTTTCGATGGCTGGCAGGAAGACATGAATGCAATTCTTGCTTATTTGCGCAATGCAGGTAACAGAATTTTCACCATAGTCATCGAAAGGCTTCCAACTTTCTTTGCATTAACCTCTCAGTTCAACGATCGCCAGTGGCGCCTGATAGTAAAAGGCGGAACCGGATACGATATCCCTCCTTCCCAGGCTGTAATTGCCGGACAGACAACTGTTCCCACCTCTTCTGGAGTGCTGGGGGTTGATGCTTACCGCGCTGAGCCATGGCTAAGGGATATGCAGGAAATATGGGTCGCAGAAAACACGCGCCTGATTAAGTCAATCCCAGCTGATGAGCTTTCCGATATGGAGGGAATTATTCAGCGCGGGGTGATGAACGGCTCTAGCGCCGGAACCATCAAGAAGCAAATCCAGGAGCGCTACGGCGTAACTGAAAGGCGAGCAAATCTGATAGCAGTAGACCAGATAGGGAAAGCTAACTCTGCGCTTACTCAGCAGCGACAGAAAGATGCCGGAATAGATGGCTACATCTGGCGCGGCGTTCTGGACAGTAGAGAGCGGCAATTACACGTCGAAAGGGAGGGGAAGCATTACAAATGGTCATCCCCTCCTTCTGATGGCCACCCCGGGCAGCCAGTGCGCTGCCGATGCTATGCAGAGCCTGACTGGTCTGGTTCTGTTTTCGATATCGATTAACCAAAAAGGCAAACAATGAAGACAGTTACTCGCTATGACAGGGGTGAGCTTCGTGCGTCTGTAAATGAGGATGGCTATCTGGAGGACACACCTGTAGTGGGCCGGGTCGGAATCCAGGTATACCGAAATCCAGATGGTAGCGTTCGACGCGAATTGCGGCCTCCTGAAGAGGTATTTAATGTTGACTCGCTCGCATCATTCAAAGGCAAGCCAATAACTCTGGGCCACCCCGGCGCAGTAAACGCGAAGAACTCACGAAAGCATCAGGTAGGAACGATGCTGGATATCGGTAAGCAGGATGGTAATAACGTCTCTGTGCCGATCATTATCCATGCTGACGAAGCAATCAATCAGGCTAAATCAGGCCGCGCAAAGCAACTCTCTCTCGGCTACCGACTGGAACTTGATGAAACGCCGGGAGAATGGGAAGGGCAGCCCTATGACGCCATTCAGCGCAATATCAGAATCAACCATTTAGCTCTTGTCTCAAAGGCCCGTGCCGGAGACGTGGCAACCCTGAATCTTGATGGTGATGAAGAAATCATCGTCGAAGATGACGACAACCAACCAAAAGGCAAAACAATGCAGAAATTGCGACTCGATAACGGGCTTGAGTACGACGCTTCCCCGGAAGTAGTCGTGGCGTACAACGCCCTGAAACAGGATGCAGAGGACGCTAAAACCAAGCTGTCCGACGCGCAAACCACTATTTCAACCATCACGGCTGAACGTGACTCGCTGAAATCTGATGCTGCTGAGTTTGAAGAAAAACTCAAAAAAGCACGTGAGGATGCCGCGGTGACCATTAAGGCTCGTGCAGATCTGGAAGCCAAAGCGGAAAAACACGGCATCAAATGCGACGGACTTGATGATATTGCCGTCAAGAAGGCAGTCATCAGCAAGCTTAAGCCGGCCATGAAACTGGATGGCAAAGACGACACCTATGTGAATGTTGCCTTCGATATGGCGATCGAATCAGCACCCATGGAACAGCAGCGCAAAATCGTCAATCAGGATAAAGCAGAAATCCGCAGTGACTCTGCTGAGCTAAAAGGCTCTGCCGCTGCTCGCCAAAAATACCTCGACCGCCTGCATGGCAAAAAGGAGACAGCATAATGACTGTTCAGACTTCCTACGATAACGATATGCAGATCGCAATGCCTGGCATGCGGTCAGATTCAACTCATCAAATCACAGACGGTTGTAACGCAGCACAAGGTGCTATCAAGCCTGGTTATGTTGTGTCTCGCGTATCAGTAGCCAACGACAAGCGTGTAGTTAAGCAGGTATCAGCTGCTGGCGATGCAGCAAATCTGATGGGTATCTGCCGCTTCAGCCAATACGGCTGCGTAACCGGCCAGTATGAAAATGGCGATGCCGTCAACGTAATGACATGGGGCCGCATCTGGGCGGTAACAACCTTATCTGCAGCACCAACAATGGGTACAGGCGTTAATGTTCTGACCTCTGGCGCAGACGCTGGCAAGGTAGCGGCTACAGGTGGCTCCCTGGCTCTCGGTTGGGTGTTTACCGGCAAGTTCACCACATTCAAAGACAGCGCTGGCACAACAGTTAATCTGGCTGAAGTTCAAATCCGCAACCAGACCACGCAGCCAACCGCATAAGGAACAATAATGGAACAGATGAATTACGACGAAGCGGACCTGTTCGCAATCGAACATGGTGCTGCGGCTAACGGTATTCGGCTGGATGAAGGGGAGTCAATCTTCCTGGCTCGCGAACTGGATTACGTTAAGTCCAAAGTTTACGAAGTCGAATACCCCGCACTGACGGCGACCACTCTTTTCCCGGTTACCTCAGAAATCCCTTCATACGCCAAAACCTTCACTTACGGCGTATGGGATGCAGTCGGTATGGCGCGCATCATTGCTGACTACTCTGACGATCTGCCAAACGTAGGCGTTAACTATCGTGAAGAAACTGGCAAGGTGTTCAGCCTCGGTAACTTCTACGAATATAGCCTGATGGAAATTCGTGCCTCACAGGCAACCGGCAAGAATCTACCAACTCGCCTGGCTAACGCTGCGCGTCGTGCGCATGATGTGAAGGTTAATGACCTGGCTTTCTATGGCGATGATGATTATCAGATCGTCGGCGTACTGGATCACCCTAACATCCCGGTAACCACTTCTGCCGGCTGGACCACTGGCGAGATCGCCTCTGGTGAACTGGAAGATGCTGTTTCAGCTATCGAGACGGTAACTAAAGGCCTGCACGCCGCGAACGTCATCGCACTGCCGCCAAGCGCCTTTAAAATCCTGTCCAAGCCAATGCCAAACACCAACACGTCATACATGACCTACTTCAATACTCAGTACCCGGGTATGCAGTGGATTCGTGTAAACGAGCTGGAAGATATCGATGGTGCAGGCACTAAAGCCGCGCTGGTAATGGAACGCAACGCTGATAACGCCTCTATGGAAATCCCGCAGCCGTTTGAGCAGTTGCCACCGCAGGCTAATAACCTGGCATTCAAGATCCCATGCCATAGCCGCGCGACTGGCGTTCAGGTTTACCTGCCACTGACTCTCCATCTCATCAAAGGCATCTAAGAGGCTTCGGCCTCTTTTTAAGGATAAGCAATGAAAATCACAAACACCTCGGCGCGTCTGTATTACATCAGCGGGCAGAAGCTTTCACCCGGCCAGACAGCAGAAGTTGATGACAAATGGAAAGAAAATTCATCTGTTCAGGCGTCAATTTCTAATGGCGAACTGCGGATTGCCTCTAAGGATGAAGAAGTAACCGCGACCGCAGTAGAGAAATCAAAAAAGGACGCTAAGTAATGAACTATGCCGCATCCGATGGAAAGACGCCGCTGGAAATCTTCCGCCTGATCGCCCCGGAGTTTGCGGCCGTTCCTGACGAAGTCGTCAATTCGTATCTCGAACTGGCGTCTGTTTTTGTGTGTGAAGGTGACTATGGGAAATATTACAACGTAGCACTTGCCTTAATGGCCGCACACATCATGGCTTCACCTGGTGGATATTCTCAGGACGGCTCAACCTCGTCGGGAAAAGTCCAATCCAGAAAAGAGGGTGATCTTTCGATCACTTATGGAAATATCTCCAGTGATACCAGCTATCTCGGCGGCACCTCATACGGAAACCTGCTGCTGATGCTTCGTAAGAAGATGGGCGGCGGGTTTGCATTGATGACGCGCGGTGTTATTGGCGGCTGCCTATGTCCGTAAAGATTGTCGATGACAAGCGAGCATGGGACAGGCTTGTAAGGGAACTGGAGGCAACAGGGGATAAGGAGGTTGTTGTTGGTATCCAGCAGGGGGCGACGAACGATGGGTTGCTGGTTGCTGAATATGCAACATGGAACGAATTTGGCACCAGAACCATTCCATCGAGACCATTCATGCGCTCCTATTTTGATAGCAGCATTGATGACTTAACCAGATTCTCTGTTCGCGGGATTGCTATGGTTATTTCAGGGCGTGGGACGTTGAATCAGTTCTTCAATTCAGCTGGGGAACGGATGGTTAGCGGCGTGAAGAAAAACATCATTCATGGGACATGGACGCCAAACTCACCAGTAACCATTGCTTTTAAGGGCTCAGACAAGCCACTTTTTGATACTGGCACTATGTATAAATCAGTGACTTTCGCTATCCATAAATTTGGAGATACAAAAGCATGAACCCTTTTCGGAGACCGTACACCGTTTTAACGCCTTCAGAAGGGCAATACCTTAACGGCGAGTGGGTAGATGGTACCTATATCGAGTCCTCTGCTCTTTTTTCGGTTCAGTCGATTAAAGATACCCAGGAAGTAGAGCACCTTGCAGAAGGGCGAAGAATTGACGATTTCAGGCGCCTGTACAGCGATAGTAAGTTACAGATAACCAACGATGGTTGGAGTGGGGATTTGCTACAGCCGGTGTTAATAGTCATCGATGGTTTCAACTACGAACTAATTCACCGGGAGCCATGGCAGAATGGAATCATCAACCACTACAAATATTATTGCGTGAGGAAATACGATGGCTGACCTTATAGAGTCGGTCGCAGAATCTCTCCTTTCCCAGTTAATCACCATCCCGGTCATCCGAGCTAATCAGAACGGGCCGCGCCCGAAGCTACCCTATGCCACCTATCAGATAAGCGCCAGAACCACTATTGGTGGTGATGATTATGGTCTAGTGGACGGTGGCGGCCTGATGCCAGTTAAAGGCGCAAGGGAGGGGGCGATACTGGTTAACTTCTATGGTGGCGAGGCGAGAGAGAATGCGGACAATCTGGTTAATACAATCAGGAAAACAACATCGCGCTACCTGATGCACCGGCTTCATCTTGTTATCAATACAACTGGAAGCGTAACTGACCTCACCGCATTACGAGATGATGCGAACTTTGAGCCCATGGCAAACCTCGACCTTACCTTTCGCTACACAACCAATTATACCGACGATGTCGGGCTTATCGAAACAGTGGACGTCACCGGGGAAGTTGGCGGCGAAGGCATCCACGAAACAATCACCATCGAATAAATTTGGAGCTTTCAATGGCCTCATTGAACCAGATTGCTAATGTTGATATTTCACTCAACACAGCAACGGTAGGAAAGGCGTCTTTCGGTATCCCGCTGATTGTCTCTCCGACCACCGCTTTTACCGATCGGGTAAGAAAATACAGTAGTTATTCCGCAGCTGCAGGAGACAATCTTGACGCGGCCACGTTGTATGCACTTCAGGCCGTGTTCAGCCAGGATCCGCGCCCTGCAATGGCTTATGTTGGGCGACGCGACGCAGCAGGCGTAGTATTTACATTATCGTCCGCACCAGTTACCGGAAAGATTTATACCTTTAGCGTTAATGGTACTGACGTAACCTACACTGCAGCCAGTGGCGACACTGAAGAAGATGTGCTTGATGGGCTCAGTGCAGCACTAACCGCAAGCGAAGTTAATGATATCTTTGCCGCGCCAGTGGTCTCCGATGGAAAACTAACGCTGACTGTATCTAACCCTGGCGACAACGTAGTGCAGCCAACAAGTAATTTGTCTATCGCGTTATCGGGCTCGACAACTGGCCTGGCCGCCGACATGGACAAAATCAAGGCCGCAGACAATACATGGTATGGGTGGTCACTGGTTGAGCTAGGTGACACTTTGATTCAGCAAGGTGCTACATGGACAGAAACGCAAAGCAAACTGTTCTTTGCTCGTACCGCGACTGTTGCTGTCTGGTCCTCTGCTGAAGACGATATCGCTAGCACCTTACAAGACGCGCAATATCTTCGTACGGCGCTGATTGCGCATAAGAACTCTGCTTCTGAATATCCTGATGCTGCAGTTATGGGAAGGTTCTTCACTAAAGACCCAGGGCAAACTGTATTTGCTCTTAAGTCTCTGGTGACCATCACCCCAAGCGCTTTCACTGATACGGAGAAGGCGCTCATCATTGCCAAGAACGCAAATACCTACGAGCAATACTCGGACAACATTTATCTATTCGGTGTCGGTACTGAGAATCAGGCGTCAGGAAAGGTTGCATCCGGAGAGTGGATTGATATTGTCCGTGACCGCGACTGGCTGATTAATGATATCCAGACAGCTATCGCAGGCGTGATGATCCGCAACAGCAAAGTGCCATACACCAACGTGGGCATTGCGCTAATCATCAACACACTGCGTGCGCGACTGCTCAATGCACAGACGCAAGGTGTCATTGCTCCTGATGAGAGAAATAGCATTGGCGAAACAGTACCAGGATTTAAGCTTTCTTATCCCAACGCTGCGGATGTTGATGCTGATATCAAAGCATCCCGCATTCTCTATATCTCGTTCGATGCTCTTCTGGCTGGCGCTATCCAGTTGGTTAAGATCACCGGCACGCTTTCATACAGTTACGAATAAGGAGCATTGAATGTCTGCTAATTATGGCTTGTCTGGCACATTTGACGGCTCTGAAGTTCATGTAATTATCGGTACCGTTCCTCTGTCCGGCTTCTCTGATGGCGACTCGGTCACCGCGACGCGCACAAGTGATCTTTTCAGCAAGCGTACCGGACTTGATGGCGCCACCGGGCGCGCCAAGAATACTGATAAATCAGGCACCATCGAAGTCAGATTACTTCAAACCAGCTCAGCTAACGACGCACTATCCGCGTTGTTAAACATGGATAGCCTTGGCCTTGAGGGGGATGCAGTCTTTCCTATCAGCGTCATCGACATGTCTGGCAGAACCGTCATTGCTGGCGCTGATTGTTGGATCCAAACCGCGCCGCCGGTAGCGTTCTCAACCAATGCGGTTGGTGAACGTGTGTGGGTGTTCGCATCAGCTGCTCTCCAACTCTATGTAGGTGGTAATAACTAATGGAAATGCATACTTTCAACGTTGGCGAAAAGGAATTTTCTGCGGCAAAAATGAATGCCTTTTCAGCTGCAAAACACCTCGTGAAGCTAAAGACATTGCTTGATAAAGGGCTGGCTCAGGGAACTGAAGCAAATGCCATTGCTCTGTTATCGGGAGTCGACGAGAAGACGCTTGAAACCGTCATCATGCCAATCATGCGCGACGCCATGGCCGCATGTGTTACCGATGGTGTGAAGCTTGATTCAGAGCAGAACATCAACAGGGTTTTCACCGCAGATACGCTTTTTGATCTTTTCCAGGTTATCTGGGAAGTGCTGAAACTCAATTTCGCCCCTTTTTTTACTCAAATCTTGAGCCTGTTTGGACTGAGCCCGGAAGAGTTATCAAGCCGGGTCAAGGCGCTGGCAAGCAAAAGCGCCCAGGCAAACTAAGGGAAGACGTTCAGAATGAACTCTGGGTCTGGCGCCCAATTATGCGGAAAATGTGTACCGTTGAAGGCGTCAAATCCGGAGTTGTTACGACAGAAGACATCATCAAACTGAACGGCCTGATTGATATGGCTGATTACTACGGAAGTCCGGAGGAATGACATGGTAATCCGTGAGTTGCTCATTCGTCTTGGGCTTCAGGGCACTGAACAAACCGGGCGAGACCTGGATAAGATTGACGGTAAGGTTCACAGCGTCACCGAGAGTTTCAGGGGGCTTGGAACTGTACTGACAGGACTCCTTACCGGCATAAGCATCAAAAGCATCATCGACGTCGCCGATGAGATGCAAAACCTCCGCTCTCAGATTGGCAACAGCACTGGCGATATGGATAACGCTGCCAGTAAGCTGGATGAGCTTACCAGGCATGCTAATGACGGGCGTGTATCGGTTGAGGCTTATACCGGTTCATGGGCGAAGATGAACAGCGGCATCAAGCAATTTGGCGGCGATGCCGATGATACAACCAAGTTCATGGATACGCTTTCTGCGGCATTCGTTAGTAACGGTACTGCTACTGAGTCAGCAAATGCAGCGCTGTTCCAGTTATCCCAAACGATGCAAGGTGGCGTTGTTCAAGGCGAGGAGATGAACTCCCTAATTGATGCGCAGGGTGAGCTATTCAATGACATCGCCAAAGCAATAGCCGGCAACGTCCAGAACTATAAAAAAATGCAGTCTCAGGGACTGGTGACGGCCGAGATGCTTCTCAAGGCGGTTAACCAGTTCTACGACAAGTACACCGCCCGTGTGAAAACCATGCCGATGACGGTACAGCAGTCGCTAACCATCATCGGTAATAACTGGAAGTTGTTCACGGACAGGCTTAACCGGGAATCGCAGATCATCCCCAAAATTGCAGGGATGTTTCTGTGGATGTCGAATAAAGCTGAATATGCGATGCAGATTGTCATTGATGCATTGGGTGGGGCTGAAAACGCGGTAAAACTCCTCACTGTTGCTATCGGCGCGGCAGGTTTGCTCGGTGCTATCTGGCTTCTTCCTGCTGCCTTCGCGGCGTTAACATCGCCAATAACGGTGACTATCGGCGCTCTGGTTTTGCTGTATGCCGTGGCTGAAGATGTTTACAGATGGTTTAATGACCAGTCGTCAGTTTTTGGCAAATGGGCCGGGCCAGTATCTCAATACAGGAAAGAAATTGAGTCATTAAGAGATGCGTTTAAAGACCTGGCTGATATGGTTAAGTTTGCATTTGATCTCTTGGTCAAATTTCAAAACTTCATGAACACTTTCCAGGACTCAGCCCAGAGCCTTGGGGACTCTATAGGAACAACATCCTTTGGCCCATGGGTTAAGGATAAGTTAGGCTGGCTTGCTGGAGATCTTGGGCAATGGGCTAAATGGGGTAATGAAAAAACATTTGGTGCGTTTGATGTTCCTCAGATGTGGGGGGATTTTGTCAGGGGGGTAAGAGAGTACAACTCTACAAACAACCAGCCGCAATCAAATATAAATCAATCATCATTATTACCAGCCAGAGGTGCTTCAGCGCAGGTTACTGTATCTATTGGCTCTATTGAGGTACCCGCAGGAACTTCGGCAGAACAAGTATCCTTCCTCAGAGATGCTGCAAAAGAAAGTTTTTCATCAGTTGGAAGCGATCACTTTACCAGTGACATGCTTTTTAATCGCGGGGTGACTCGATAATGGCCGGAACTGATTTATTGGGGTTCATCTGGAGCGGCAGTTCTGATGGTTTTTTTTCGATAGAAGACCCAAATGTCGGCTCGCTTGAGTTCGACTCTATTGATGCAGAGGTTCATGATTGGCAGCGGGATGTAACTCAAAACCCGGTTGAAAATGGTTCTCCAGTAGCTGACCACATTATCGACAGGCCAAGAAATTTAACCATCACTGGAATGATTAGCAACTCGCCAATAGATGGTTCAAACATCTTCCTTGGTGGTAGTTTGCTTGATACAGATAGGGTGGCTGAGGCATTTCAGGTTTTAGACGCGCTGTATAAATCAAAGGCACTGATAACCATCTATACCAGGTATGCTAACTACGTTGACATGGCGATATCTGGTTTAAATATCCCAAGAAGCCCAGATCTCGGCAATGCAATAACCATCACTATTCAGGCTACGCAGATTCGCATAGTTACGACACAGTCAACAAATACTCCACCCGGACTTGGTGTAAAGAAACAGAGTGATTCTACTGGGAAGGCCGGCACTTCCAATAGTGCAGACAAGCCAACTCAAAAACGCGCATCTCCTGTTCAGAATAATGGGAAGTCCACTTCAGATGTCGGACTACTTGAAGGAATTGCTTCAGGTGTTGGTGTCGCCGTAGATTCGCTGAAACAAAAGGCTGCTGATATCATCTCCTGGAGCAATCTGTGATAACCATTAACTTCATTAAGGGATTTCCCGACCAGACATCAGATGTTGCTATCGGCGACCAGACATTTACTATCCGGGTGAAGTGGAATGAGAGGTTCGCCTTCTGGTCAATGGGCATCTATGACCGGGAATCAACACCGATTGCGACGGGAATGAGAATGGTGCGAGATTCTCAACTAATAGGGTTTCTTGGCCTGTCTCAGTTCGATGGTGACTTCATCTTCATGCGCACTTACGGTGATAAAGATGAGGCAGATTTTGACTCTCTCGGCGATGATTTCACGCTGGTTTATGTATCAGGAGATGAAATAAATGCCGTTGTTTCTGCGGACAGCTGAATTAATAGTAGGGCGGCCTTCAGGTGAAGCTGTAAGCATTAAAGATCTGCGATTCGAGTTTGATATCCAAAAAACATCAAGCAAGACAGCAAACAAATGCAATCTCAAGGTATATAACGCCTCACCAACGACCATTGCAATGATGGAAACTGTAAACAACCTTGTCATCCTCAAGGCTGGTTATAAGCATGACATTGGCGCTGTGACTCTGTTTACTGGAACGGTTTGCCGATCTATTACTTATCAGGATGGGCCAGACGTCCTGACTGAAATGGATCTTCGGGACAGTGTCATCCCTCTTAGGGACGCAAAAATATCTGCAAGCTACCCACCAAATACTTCAGCTTTAACCGTTTTACGTGGTGTTTCCGCAAACTTCGGGCTTCCACTAAAGCTATCTGTAAACGTAACAGACCGGCAGTATCAGGCTGGATTTGCCCATAATGGCAGGGCAAGAGATGCAATGGATAGGGTGTGTAACTTTCTTGGTCTTGAGTGGTCTGCTCAGGATGGGGAGTTGCAGATCATCAAGAAGGGCGGTGTTTATGCAGAAACAGCCGTCGTTCTGACAAAGGATACAGGAATGATTGGTTATCCTCGCAGGGAAGCCAAGCAGATGACCGAAAAATCAGCAGCTAAAGATGGCATCAAATATGGGCAAAAAGGTGTGATCAGGACTGTTGTTGACGTAGAAGACCCAACAGCCAAGCTAAAAGAGCGCGTCACACTGGAGGTGCAAGGATATCGCGTTCAATCGCTAATTAACCCAGCCATCTACCCTGGGAGCTACGTAAAGTTAATATCTCGCGGAATTGATGGCGAATTTTTCCGCGTAGAAGAAGCCAGGTATATGGGAGATACTCACGGTCAATCCTGGTTCGTCGAGGCGCTTTTAAGGTATCCAAATGGCTGACAGAAGTGATTTTATTGAAGCGCTGACCCAGATGATTGGCAGCGAGCTTGACCAGGTAAATACAGCGATACCGTGCACTATTACTGGCTATAACAACGGCAGGGTTACGGTACGGCCGGACGGTGAAAAAAAATTCCCGGACGGCGACAGCAACGCATACCCAATCCTTCACAATCTTCGCCTTGTGTGGCCAAAGTTTGCGAATGGTCAGGCAGGCGTTAAGGGGCCTGTCGGAGCCGGAGATAAGGGGCTGCTGATTGTATGCCAACAGGCCATAGATGATCCTGAAGACCTCAGGAAGTTCGACCTTGTAGACAGCTATGTTATCCCCGGAGGCGGTTATGATGATTCGGTTCCTGGCAATGACGATATGCGCTTGTACTTCGGGAATGCTTTTATCGCGATTGATGGTAACGGCAAGATCACCATTAACGCCCCCGGAGGCGTGGAAGAAACGACGCCACTTCACACAGTGAATGGGCAACTGACTGTTGAGCAGATGTTCACTTACCAAGGTGGGATGACTGCATCAGGAGGTGATGGAAGCGTGGCCTCTATCACTGGCACGGTAAACGTTGTTGGCGATGTTGTGATAAATGGTATTAAAATAGGCTCACACAAACACCCTGGCGACAGTGGTGGAACTACTGGGGAGCCTATAAATTGAAAGAAAACACAAAGATAAATGTCAAAGCTATTTTTGCTCTACTTATCGCTGGACTTGTTTGGATGTTTTTTAATTCAGGGAAAGGCAGTGATGATCAAAAATTAACTACCGTACAAATGCCATCTGATGAGGCAGAGTTCGTGACTATCGTTTCTGAAGCTCAAGAAGCGATTAAATCATCAACTAATGATATGCAAGTTGGCGGCGTAAAGGCGCGTCGTGACGCAGAAATATGCAAACTTATTACCGAAACATCAATCAATGGATGGCTTGGAAAGGTTGAAGATATTGGGGCAAACAGCGATGGGAAAGGTGTAATTTCATTAAAACTAGCTGATGGGATCACGGTAAGAACATGGAACAACTCTTTCTCCGACGGTAGTGACAACACTCTAATCGAGAGCGGAACGGATGTTTTTGAATCCGCGTCATCCTTAAAGAATGGTGATATTGTTAGATTCTCTGGTGATTTTATTGCTGACAAAAGCAGTTGTTTGCGGGAGACAAGTTTAAGCTTGCGTGGAAAGATATCATCTCCTGAGTTCATATTCAGATTCAGAAATATAACGAAAGCATAACCCACCATCAGGTGGGTTTTTTATTGGAGGCATATGATCGATTTCAGATTAAAAGACGGGAAGATTGCCTTCCAGAACGGACTTCTTCAGTACGTTGATGGAGCTGAAAGAGTCAGGCAACAACTTGTATTCAGGCTTTCCCTGTTTCGTGGAGAGTGGTTTCTGGACGGCGATTTTGGCACCCCATATTTCCAGTCAATTCTTGGTAAGCAAGTGACTGAAACCGGAGCCATCAATGCCATTAAAACACAGATTCTGGATGTTGACGGAGTTACGGCAATCAACACATTCAACTGGAACTTTGATCGTAAGAATCGCCTGTTGACTGTGGAGTTTGAGGCGCAGACCGATTACGGCATAGTCCAGTACCCCTGAAAATTCTAAAACAACAAACCTCGCTCCGGCGGGGTTTTTTTATGCCCGGAGATAAGATGGCAGATACATTCATCACGGATACCGGCCTTGAAAAACCAACCCTTGCTGAATGTGTTCAGGAGGTTGGGGATTCTCTTGAGTCAGTCGTAGGACCCATTAACCGAGAGGCAGATAGCACAACTGGGCAATGGGTAGGCGTAGAGGCTGAGGCTAACGCGGTACATTTTGAGGCTCTGGAGCACCTGTGGAATTCACGATTTCTGAATTTCGCCACGGGAATGGCGCTGGACGCTATTGGTACATGGTTTGGCATATCGCGTAATCGTGAGTCGTACACGCAGGTGAATGCGGTGATTTACGGCACAGAATCAACACTGGTTCCGGCTGGGGCCATCGCTTCATTTGGTAACTACCAGTTTGTATTAACTGAAGCGTCAGTCATAAGCCGTACCGTCCTGGTTGATGGCGCCTTCCGTGTTAATAACGCCACCCAGACATCTTATACCGTCCGCGTTGCCGGGATTGATAAGACATACACAAAACAAAGCGGTGATACAGCAACAGACATTGCTGAAGGGCTGGCAGCGCTCATTGATGCTACGTCTAACTTTTCATCCTCTAACAACGGTTCCTCAGTATCACTGACGTCTGAAAACTTAATCCAGGGTTATTCGGTCTCTCTTGGTTCTGGGCTGTCATGGACATCCATTGGATCTCCTGCAGTATTTCGGGCAACAGAAACCGGGGCAATTGTTGTTCCGGTTGGCGGACTTTCAACACCTGTAAGTGCTGTTACTGGATGGAATGGAGTGAATAACCTGGTATCAGGTTCCACCGGCTCTGGCAGAGAGTCAGACACCGATTACAGATTGCGCTTACAGAACTCGCGAGGAAGCAATGGCGGGGCGGCCACTGAGCCAGCAATCAGAGCTCGTCTTTTAACTGAGGTAGATGGCGTAACGCTGGCGGTTGTAATCGAAAATGACACAATGGCAACCGTTGACAGCATTCCGCCAAAAGCTATCCATTGCATCGTTGCCGGCGGGCTTGAGCAGGACGTAGCAAACACCATCTGGAAGTATAAGGCTGCCGGGATAGCGACATACGGGACTACGACGATAACCGTACAGGATTCGTATGGCAGGTCACATGACGTCAGCTTCTCAAGGCCGGTAAATACCCCAATCTACGTAAAAGTAGAAGTAACTCTGCTAGATCCGGAAGAAGAACTCCCTTCAACTGTTATCACGCTCATCAAGCAAGGCGTACAGAACTACTTCGCAACCCTCTCTCTTGGTGACGACGTTATCACACAGCGCATTTATGGCTACGTGTATAGCAACACTTCTGGGTTGGGGAAAATGAATATCACCGTTAGTCAGGATGGAACCGGCTTCTCTGATAACAATATCTCCATCCCTGATACGGCTTACGCGTCAGTATCAACTGATAACATTGAGGTGACAGGTGTCTGATTGGGTTGACTATGACTTTGATTCGCAGATACGCAGGCGTCCATCGAGCTATCTGCAAGACATGAAGCAGCCAGTTGATGTTTTCTCTGCAATGTGGGTTATGCACCCCCAAATTGAAGCGCTGGCTAAGTATATTTATGACTCAGAAAACATCTACAACGCAACAGGTTATGAGTTAGAGCGCTTCGGAGAATATGCAAATATAAACAGGGATGGTCGGAGCGACGATGAGTATCGCGTTGCCATTCTGAATGCTGTTCTATCCGCATCATATTCTGGTACACCATGGCAGGTGATGAACATAGCTGCGGCGTCAACAAGAAGCACAGACGTTGAATTGGTAGAGCGGTCTGACGCTGCCTTTTCTGTCCATATAACCGGCGTGTCAATACCTGAAGAGATTGACTCTCTTGTTGATATAGCCTCTGCAGCCGGAGTAAGAGCTTATGCAACGTTTGATTATGGTCTTGGTGGGTTTTCTCTTGCTGGAATAGACACGCAGTCTGGTTATGCCTTACAGATTTCCGATAATACTGCCATGCAGGTTGACGACGATACGGCATTGGGAATTTTAAGGGGTGCAACATATCTTGGTGGGTCTTATCTTGACACTGTATATGCAACGACAGGAATAAGTGGGTTACTTCAGGTTAACGGAGAATATATATCCGTTAAAAATAATGATTATCTTCTTATTGGCAGCGGATTTAATGTCGCTGGCACATACTTATGTGGCGCAATGCCAAGAGGTTAAAATGTCTTTAGATAGTTTTGCTGCTCAGGACTTAAAATATTCAGATGGTCAGAACAACAAAGAAAGTATACCTGATGAAATTGTATCTTATGGATTTAAACCACCCGTAAGGGCTGCTGATGGTTCTGTGCAGGTAGGCGATAAGCTTGCGGCTAATCATTTAAATTGGTTGCTTAACGATCTCTATAGTCAAATACAGGAATTGAAAGCGAGAGTTTCTTCGTTAGAGGGTAATTAATTATGGCTGATATCTTGCTGAAGTACCTAACAGAATTATCGTCAGCGACAAGTGTTGCAGATGATGACCTGTTCCATATAAACCAAGGAGGGAATGACAGGTCAATCGCTTTCTCTGTAATGAAAAGATTTATTGTTGATGCAATGTATCCAGCAAACTCAGGGGTGGTTGTATTTTTTGCCAAGGCATTTAATCCAAACAATCAATACCCTGGCACTGTTTGGGCAAGAGTTCCTGGCGTGGGAAAAACAATACGACTAGCATCTGAAGACATGACAGATGTTCTAAGTCAGGGTGGGGCTGATAGCGTTCGCCTGTCTACAGAAAACCTTCCAGCGCATAATCACGTTGTAAATCTGCAGACGTCATCTTTTGACTATGGCAACAAACCATCGTCATCAAACGGACAGCACAGGCATAATTTTCAGATGAGGGTAAACAACTACGCTAACTCAACAGGTGGTAATGATGTTGTTAAAACAGGTGGTGGGACAACATTCTCTACAGAAGATGCAGGAGCGCATACGCATAACACTTATATAGGGCCACACCAGCATAGTGTATATGGATATACCGATAACTCCTCAACTCCAAATAACCCACTAAACATATCCAACCAGTATGTGAAACTTATTGGGTGGTATAGGACAGCATAATGGCAGACGAAAAAGTAAAAATTACGCAATTGCCTTTACTACAGAATGCAGAAAGCGGACTTCTTCTAACAAACAAAGATGGAATAGATTACCAGACTCCAGTTAATCAGTTTCTCCTGTCAAAAAATAATCTTTCCGATGTAAATCCAGCTGTATCTAGATCTAATCTTAATGTTTATTCAAAAGATGAGACGCTATCTCTAACTGGGGGTAGCATGCAGGCATTCTCATCAGAGGCTGAAGGGGTGGCTGGCACAACAGATGGTCAGTATTTTATGGTACCCTCTGGTGATGGGGGGGTAAATTATTACAAAAACAACGCAGGTACAGCAGATCTTGTTGGTACTGTTATTGGGCCCTCATCAGTAACAGGTACTATTAGAGAATATCCTGATGAGGAATCTGCTGAAAGTGATTTGAATAAAGGTCTAATCCCTAACGGGATGAAGATTTGGATTAGTGTAGATGGAGATGATTACCTTGCTAAGGAATACTATAACAACTCAGGAACCATAACTGAGACTGGAAGAGTTTCCCCTGGCACATCTGCATTAAAAGCTGCGAACATCATTCAAAATTCCAGTGCGTCTGATGCAGAGCAACTGCCACCGTTATTTACTGGCCCTGATTCTGGCGGTAAGTGGGCGGCTGCCAGCTCAGAGATGGTTACGCATGGCGCCATACAATCTGTACAGTGCCCGGCCAGACCTTCAACTTCAGATCCGGCTGTTAACTATGTTTTCCAGCAGGAGCTCGGATTTGCAACTGGCGGTCAATATATTGCGGCCTCTTTCCTGTTCCGAGGTGATACCACCCTAGCATTCTGGAATTTGCAGCCAGCGGCTGCGGGAACACTGGTTTCCACCAGGACAGATGACCTTGGTGATGGCACCTACCAGATCACTGTAATCTATAAACTGGCGGGGGTTTCCCCTGGAGTCGCTCAGTATATTTATTTCGGATGCCAGCAGCGCGGGGCCAGTACCAGTCCCTGCGAAATTGCTTTCCCGCAAATGGCCGTAGCAGACCGCCCGATCTTTGGTGTCGGTGGTGACATGACTATGGCTGACCGGTTGAATATTTCCGGTGTAATCGCGCCTAATCTGATCACCAACAGCTACGCGGACCCGGCATATCAGATGCCCCGCTTGCGAGTTGGTTCAATCGGATGGAGTGCGGTTAGCTCAATTTCAGACACAACAATTAAAACGGCGCTTACGAATGCCGGTGCAGTATCGTGTCTTATTGCTAACCCTGTCACAGCAGGTACAACGGCAGAGGCTCTTGTTGAGCCATTCGTTTACGACACCATTGCTCGCGGCCAATATGCAGCAGCGCAATTCTATGTGTACGTCGTTCCTGGCTCAGGGCTGACCGCCAAAGACGAAGTGAAGAAAGCCAGTGTTTTCTTTGCTGATCAGGATATGTCTGTAGCGGAAATCATCCCTGATGTGATTAGCGCCATCACGCCTAATTTGTTCAAGGTTCGCGCTACCTACCAGTTCAAAGATCAGAAACCTCGCCGCGTGGCCATGGGGGTACGTCAGACAAGTACCGTCAGTACTTTCTATACCTTCGGTTTCTTCTTTGCCTGCTCAGGCCAGCCCATCCGCGATATCCTGGAATCCCCGTCACGCGATACCGGGTTCAATGAGCGAGTGGACGGTAACGCGCCGAATATTGCTTTCAACCCCTACGGGGATACCACCCAGCAGTTGCTACCGCTTTTTGGAACTGATGGCGTATGGAAGCCGATCGATCAGCTTCCGGCTGCGGTACAGTCAATTTCACAGTTTGGGGCAAAGGCTGCGGTACCAGCGATGCGTGTTCCGACGACACCACCGGGGCAGTTCCATGATGCGCTGGTCAACGTCGGTCTGGATAGTGTAAAGGCGGGTGAATTTGTCGCGGTGGAATTCTGCGTTTACGTCGCTGCTGATGCCGGTGCTAATGTTGAAGCGTTGCTGGCGAATGCTGCGCGCGCTTTCTTCTGGTACAGTTCAACCGGATTTGTGCAGGTATTTGCTTCAATCAGGGAAAAACTGGCTGCCAACACCTACAAAATGTTTGCGGTTTACCAGTACACACAGAATGCGACAAAGGTCTATTTCGGTGCCCGAAACCAGGTAACGAATGCTGATTTCTACGCCTTTAACTTCTTCGCTGCATCGTCTTCAACAACCATCCTCAACATTACCAAGGGGTTGGTACGAGACCCGCAACTGGAGCCATGGGTTACTGGGTTAATCAATGCATCGGCTAACCCGTATCCCCCGGTGTTGCCGGTTAACACGCCAATTACTGGCGCTGAAGACCTGATACTGTTGCCGGATCAGATGTTCGTTCATCCGACATCTCCATTGCAGATACAGTGTCCTCAGCTGATGATGAACTGGACTGGAGATATGATTAAGTTCCTCGACTGGTCTCTTCGCGGAACATCTCCATCAGGACAGCCATACAGCCTGGAAACCAGCCGCACCATGGAGATTGACCCGACAAAAACCAGTACGTCAGTGAGTTTTGGTTTCCACAACAGGCAGAAACCGAATCAGTGGTCACGCCGTGATGTCACTCTTGTTCGTGGTCCTGCAGCAGTTACGGCCAGTAAGGCGATTGCGTTGATAGGTGATTCACTTACCAATCGCGGGCAGGTAAACAGGTTGACACAACTGCTCACCACTGCAGGGGTAACGGTGGCTCAGACTGGCACAATGAGCCAGGATGAAGGCGGAAAGGGAGAGGGGAGAGAGAGTTGGGCGGCCGCGCACTTTGTTGGCAAACGGACATTGCTTGGTAGTACACGGATCAACATTAGCTCGGATAACCCGTCAAGTACGACGAAAAACCCGTTCCTTTTCGAAGCAACGACGGCACAGAAAACCGCAAACCCAACCATGTGTTTCCTCAACACTGGCTCAGTTAGCGAACTCTCCTACGCTGATACTCAAACAGGCACCTTCTACACGTTTGATTATCGCCGTTATCTTGATGCGCAGGGCTTTGCTGACCCGGATGTTGTGTCAATTGCACTGGCATGGAACGACCAGGCTATTGGCACGACGCCAGACCAGTACATCGCCCAGATAAACTACATGGTTTCTCAGATTAAGGTTGCATGCCCCAATGCGAGGATCGCTGTTGCACCTTACCCAATGGCTTTTTCCAGCCGTTCGGTATGGAATGCAACTGTTTCTCAGTACGTTCGTAACGTTCTTGGCTCATTCAAAGGACGCCAGAGCGAGAAACTCCATATCATTCCTTCATGGGGGATCATGCCTTCAGATACCGCATGGAGTAGTGATGGAAGCAGCATCAACAGGGACCTGCTAACCGGTAGTTATGTCGACACGCGAGGAGACAATATCCACTGGGATACTTTTGGACGTCAGTACATGGCGTACAACTGCCTGTACCCGTTCTACATCTGGGCTTGCGCTCAATAGAGAATGCACAAGGATGTGCAATTTCATCTGGTTACGTCGATGAAATGGATGAAGTCGAGGTTAAAAGAGTGGTGATGTTCATCATCAACCGGGCAACCCAAGACGATGATGATTGCCCGGTAATGTGAGGCGGAATTACGCCACCTTGCCATCCAGATAATCAGCCCACCATTGCATCATCTCTCTGCGTGTATCGAGATATGCAGCATGGTTATAGACGGATCGAGTTCCTCCGCTAACGTGGGCTAACTGCATCTCTATGGCATCACTGTTCCAGTGCTTCTCGTTCAACACGGTGCTGAACTGGTGCCGGAAGCCATGGCCGCTGGTTTGTCCTTCATAACCAATATTACGGATGACGCCAAGGATGGCGTTTTCGCTGATTGGCTTCTTCCTGTCATTTCTGCCAGGGAAGCACAGCTCGTACTGGGCCGTGATATTTTGCAAAAAGCGGAAAAGTTCGATAACCTGGTCTGACATTGGGATGACATGCAGCCTTCTTCCCTTCATAACCTCAGGGTCAACGCTGATTAACCTGTTTTCGTAATCTATTCCTGCCCATACCAACGAACGTAATTCGATTGTACGCATGGCTGTGTAATGAAGAATCTGCGTAGCAATTTTGGTTACTATCCACCCACCGTATGCATTCAAAGCACCCTGGAACTCGTGAATGCGATGCATTGGAAGGAAAGGGTAGTTTTTCTTTCTGTATCCCCTCATTGCGCCGGACAGGTCTCTTGATGGGTTGTATTTGGCTCTTCCAGTTACAATCGCATAACTGAAAACCTCACCACATCTGCGTCTCGCCTTATCAGCGCGTTCCATCGCGCCCCTGTCCTCGAATAGCCGAATAACTTTCAACAAGACCATTGGCTCAACGTCATCCATTTTCAGGTGTCCGATAATCGGTAGTATGTCATCCGTGAACATGCTCATCATCTCGTCAGCATATCCCTTCGACCACACCTTTGATTTATGGGTGTGCCATTCCCTGAAGATATCCCCAAAGGTATCAGCTAGCTCTTCTTTCTCTTTCTTCTTTATGGCCTGTTTCTGTTCTGCCGGATCAACTCCGGCAAGCAGCTTCATTTTTGCTTCAGACTGTTTTGCTCTGGCCTCAGTGAGTGGGATTTCAGGATAGGGCCCGATGACTAGCGTTTTTTCTTTCCCTTCGAACCGGTACCGCAT